TAAGAACTATCTCTTATAGCAGGGTCAAATAATTCCCAAAAGTCCTCACCATCAGCAACAAATTTTCTATAAATATTACTATCAGGTAAAATAGGATTACCATTTTTATCTTTCTTAAATAAACTTTCATCTACACCTATAAATGCTTCTTTATTCTTAAATTCTTTTCTTATTTGTTCTAAACATTCATAAATTTCAGCAATTGTACTACCACAACCATAAGTAATAGGTACACCATATTCATCTTGTGCTTTTCTATTATCAACAGGTGATTTAATGTATGCAAATAAGCATCTATCTACATTAGGTATCATTAATTCATCTTTAATATCATCAAATATACTAGGTTTATCTACACTTGCACCATTTTCATTAGTATATCTTTGTGTAAAATATATATTTCCATTTTTAACTTCTTCATCTTGCCATCTATAATAAGTTTTAGTAGTATATCCACTTCTTATTGTTTTTACATCAGCCAATAATGTTGCACTTGTAATCTTATCTCCGTGTTTTTCGTTAATACTTAATCTAAATTGTGGTACTATTTTATATAATACATCTTTTCCATAAACATAAGGTACTAATACAACACCACCTGTGCCTAATACTCTATTTACTATTTTCTTTTTCTTTCTATTTATTAATTTAATTGTTTGTGATAATAATTTACTTCTTTTATCTTCTTCATCAATGCTTATTGTACTTTCATTACAAACATAGTTGGCAATTTTATTACTAAATATTGCATTAAAATTTATTTTTCTTATATCTTCATAACTATCTTCATAAAATGAATTACTAGCATATTGACTATCAGTTGTTATAGTTTTTCTACCAAATAATGCTAATATTTTTATCCATAATGTTTTTAACATATTCATAAAATCAATTTCCTTTCTTTTTCCAAATTCGGTTAAGAGCATATCTAACACTATCTATGCAGTGATTATCAGCATCGACATAACCACTAATATAGTTTCCATCTTTATCTTGGTCATATTCATAGGCTAAAAATTCTCTAGCACAATTAGGACATCTATTTTGGTCTATGACTATTTTAGTTAAAGCCGATAGCCATTTCATAGAATATTCTACACTTCCTGCACCTTTTTCAGCACTATGCATATTAGAACCATAACTCTTAAAATCACCGATTGATTTAGGTTCAGCACTATCCGCAATAATTATATCATCATTTGTTACATTCTTGCTAGTCTTCAAGTATTCCCATACATCAGCATTACTTTGCTTATTAACTACATACTCATCAAATATATATAATGTTCTTGTACTAGGTTCATAATGCATTTTAGTCCAAGCAAGTGGGTCAGGATACCAACCAAAGTCCATACCCATTTGAATATAATCGAATGTTTCTATTTCTTCATCAGTTATAGTTCTTAACTCTACATTTTCAAATACATTTCCACCATCACCTGTCATTAATCCTAAATATTCATTATCATATAACTTTTCATTGTTCTCTTTTAAATAATCGGCTTCTTCGTGGAATGCTTTACCTAACCACTCAATTGGTACATTTCTATAATCACTTAAATGTACTAATCTTGTTTCTTTTGGTACAATCTTCTCTTTATTTACAAAATGCTGTGTACTTGCAGGTGTATTGTATGAATAGAATTGAATGTAGTCATCTCCACCTCTTATTAACGATTGGTTTATCTTACGAACTTCATTCATACCTTTAAATTGGTCAAATTCTTCATACCAAGTAATACCTATGTACATTCCTTTAGGTGGCTTTAATGATTTAATCTTACCATAATCATCAGCACCTCTAAAATATATCTTTTGTCCTGTGTTTATATTAGTCATTTCTAATGGGCTCTTTGTTAATTTCCACCTATCTCTTAATCCGGGATATGTTTCATTTAATGTTTCTATTGCCCACTCCAACTGCGAAAAGACACTATCTTTCAAAGTGTCCTTAACTTGTCTTAAAACTACTGCACACATTCTAGAATTATTCTCTAGTAATTCAATTATCTTTTCACTTATATATGATGATTTTGTACTACCTCTACCACCTTCAAAGTAATATTCTCTATACTTTCTTTCATCTATATATCTATTTACATCTACAAAACTACTTACAATATCTTTTGCAGGTATAGTAATACAAATATCATTTTCTTCATCTTTCTTTTCTTTTTCACTCATTAACTGATTTATAATTTCATAATTTTTAGGATTACCTTCTCTTGCTCCTTTAATTAAACCTAGTGTAACAAGTTCTCTATTCGTTAATTGTTCTTCAGCATCTTTAGCATCTAATGTCTTTTCTAATACTGATATCATAGTGGCTTTCTTTCTTCTTGCTTCACCTGATGCAATACCACCTTTTCTTGCAATTTCTACTTGTTCTTCACCTGTTCGAAATTGGGTTGCTTCACTATTTGGAACACTACTTGCCACTATTTCACCTCACTTCTCATACATCGAGTGAGTAATCCCCCACCTTTTTACCTTCTCGATTGCTCTATTTGTTGATTTTTACTATATTAATACCTTAATTTTTCTCTTTTTTGCACATAATTGTGCTTCAGTTAAACTTGTGTTACTTGGAGGGAAGCCCATCTTTTCAGCATATCCTCCATCACTTTCTAGAAATGAATTAGTCATTAAATAATACATTTCTTGTTTGCTTAATGCTTTACTTTGATAATATGGTATGTAAATACAATTCTTTGTTGAAATTGGTTTGTGTGTATGGCTCATTAAATATAAATCAGCAATAACAACTTGTGTCATATCTTCTAATCTATTTAACTTACCACCACTTCTTCTTCCTCCACCATATCCGTGTATTCCTGTAATACCATAAGTAATTGCTCTTTTTCTAATATCTTGACCTAATGTCAAATATAGATACCACCAACCATTGGCATATCTATCTTCTAATCCTAATTCTCTCGCTATTAATCTTGTGACATCAATATTTGTTTCTTTCATTGTTCTATCTTCGTGGTTTCCTGTGCTTATTACTAAAATTTTATTTTTAATTGGTTCTAAATAATCTACAACTTTTATAACTTGTTCCATTGGGCTTAAACTTTGACCATATACATCACTTTTGCTATTTTTTAAAGCCATATTGCATAAATCACCATTAATTATAGTATAAGTATTAGGTTCCTTTTTAATTCTTTCTAATGCTTCTTTAAACAACTTTAAATTAGATAATTCATCTCCAATATGAACATCAGCAATTGGTAATATTGTAATATCGCTTACTATCTTCTTGTTTTCTTCATTAAGATTTACTTTTATTATTTTCATAATTTTTCCTTATAATTAAATCCTTTATGTTTTAAAGCATATACAATATCTACATAATCTATGTCACCATTCAAATAATCCCATATTTTATTCTTTTGATACATAGTAGTATGTATATTAGCATAGCAAAACCATTTGTAAATGTGTCTTTGATTATAGTCCATCTTTTCGTTGTATATTCTTTTAATCAATCTTGCATCTTTAATAAAATCATCAGGAGTTAACCATCTTAATTCATAATCTACAAATTTGATGTCAACAATATCTTCATCACATAAATGCCTTTTAAGTTCATCTAACATATTATACCACCTTTTATATATTAAAAAAAGGCAACATATCCCTATGCTACCTTATGAGGTACGATTAAAACCAAGTTTTGGAATGATAGTTTCATACTTATCGCCTCACGATAAATATAACATACCTCAAGAAAATTTGCAATACAAAATTCAAACCCATAGTCTCAAACTCAATTTTATATTAATTATATTTCTTCTTTTATTGGAGTTTATGCTAATTGTTTTTATATTTAGAAAGCATTAATGACTATTTTTAAAATTCGTACTTCTTGTGCTTTATAAGCACTGAACTAATGATATAAAGGTTTATCTTATATGCCTATAAGACTTCACAATACTCCAAGAGAATTGATAACTCACACATTGCTTGAGGCTATCATTATTACCTTTATCCCCTAACATTTTACATATCATCAGTTCACTACCTATAAAAGATAGTGTAACCATTGTTTACTTGGTACAACAATTAAAACCTCTATAAATCCCTTACTATAAGTAAAAGACTAATATATGCCTTTTCTACTCTTGGTAGATAGGTATAGTGCTTTTTATAAGCACCACTTGAATAGATATTTCGTTATAACCGACTTATATAACACTTTCAATAAATAGGTATCCATATCTACCCAAGTGCTACCTATAAAGGTAACACCTAAAAATTAATGCAAGACAAGACACATTAATCAAAAACCCAGCATTGACTAAATTAATTTGCTGTTAGTGTCTTTATATTATTATTTATTTAAACAAGACCTTTTATTTTCTTTTTGCTATATACTATATTGGCTAGTATACTTGGATTTGAACCAAGATATGATTGTTCCTTAAACAATTGCATTACCCTATCTTATTTTTGCAGTAAAGGTCTTTCATATTTACTTATTATGACAAGACTATTTATTATCGTACTCTACCATTGAGTTACATTCTCTAATTTTGTGGTAAGAATGGTTGGAATTGAACCAACAACAACGGGCCTGACTTGCCTAATATTTTTTTGCAGTAATAGTCTTTATGTTTTTTTTTAATTAAAAAATGCTCTTAAACT